ATGGCGGGTTATTTGTCCTGGTTATTCCCCCGTTGTAAAATCTCTCCTAAACTTAACGGTACGGCACCACACTTCGGGGATGAAATGTTCGCGCTGGTACTTTTTGTTTGCTACCTGGATGGCGGTTGTGAAGATATTGTTGTGGATGTCTACAACACGGAACAGCAGTGTCTTTATTCTTTGAGCGATCAACGGATCCGCCATGGCGGTTGTTTTCCAATTGAGGATTTTATAGATGGTTTCTGGCGACCAGCACAGGAGTATGGTGATTTTTAATTATTGCAATTGCACAAGAGTCAGTTCGCCCCCAAAGACAGCACCGGTATCAATATAATGCAGGTTGCCAATATCCACGCGATGTCGCAACGGTGTATGACCAAACCAGAAATGATCAGCACCTGTAATTCCCTGCCCTTTTTGGCGTTCACCTAATCGCGAGCGGCTCCACAAGACCTGATGCAAATCAACGTCCTTTTGCCATTCATAAACATCATCTGGATAATCGGCATGAGCAATAACATGTTTGCCGGTACGACTGTGTACTTCAAGAATAAAGGGCAAATGCTGACATTTTTCCAGCGCCGTTTTCGCTTGTTTCTGTTGATTATCTGCCAGCGCAATAAACCAGTCGCCGCCATTCATCAACCACAAAGACATCTGCTGGGATGCCAGCGCATCCATCGCCATCTGTTCATGATTGCCTCTTACCGCACAAACCCAATGTTGTTCCAGTAACTGCAGACAACGTAAACTTTGCGGCCCACGATCGATAACGTCTCCCACTGAGATAAGTAAATCTCGCCACGGATCAAAACCACAATGCCATAATTTGCGGCGCAACTGCTCAAGACAACCGTGTATATCGCCAGAAAGCCAGATATGTCGCCATTGATGACCCGCAATTCTCTGATAAACGGGCGCAGGCTGTTTCATCAATATTTTCCTCCCGCGCTAAAGATCACATAATCTTAACAAGAATGTTAAAAAACGCTGGACTCAGACAGTAGAGTGTGTGTTATGGTTGACTATAAAGTCAGCGAAGGAAATGCTTCTGGCTTTTAACAGATAAAAAGAGACCGAACACGATTCCTGTTTTCGTCAACAAACAATAAACCCCTTTAAAATTAATGCGTTGAATAAATTTACGTTCATCTTTTAATCCCTAACGCGTACCATTGCATATTAATACATTCAATTAGTTACCATTTTTTTCGAGTTTTTTAGAGAAATTTTCGGGAATATTTCAGGTCAATCCATGCATACACAAGCAATTCCTGTATTGAATAATTCTGTAGCAATTATGTAAAATCACCTCCGGCTGATTTTCATTCAAACTCGCGCTATCGAACGTCCATCAGCCAGCCGTGGCACGTTCTTGCATACGACGTGCTACGGTTTCATTTATCTCCGACCGGAAACTTCTTATACAAAGTCGATACGCCAACATCATAGATGATCGCCATTTTCTGGCGAGAAACTCCTGATGCAATTTGTCGTCCAGCCTGCGCCCATTGCTCCGGCGTGAGAGTAAGACAGTAAACTGTAGAAAAATCTCATTAAACTTAATATAATAATAAGTTACAGAATTATCTTTACTGAATAATAGACATATGAATATTAGTGAACTTAAAAACTGTATACACTATGAAGTAATAGGTTATAAACGCCCTTTCTCCTGGCGAAAAGCAATTGTTCGCGCAATAAAACACAGAAGATTACGTTATTTATTTTGGTGGCGCGTAGCAAAATATCTTTTTGATAAAGGAGGATACCGGCGAAAGATTGCAGGAAAAATAGAACGCTTCATTCTTGATAAATACAATGTAACCGTTCCCTTAACTGTAAATATTGGTAAAGGGTTCGACATATCTTATCTCAATGGCGTTGTTATCGGTCACAAAGTTACAATAGGTGAAAATTGTTCAATTAAGCCAGGGGTAACTATTGGACTTCGCGGTGAATTTAATGATATGGATATTGTCATAGGAAATAATGTAACCATTGGCTGTAACGCCACCATCCTTGGTGGCAAAGTGCATATAGGGAATAATGTAAAAATAGGAGCTCATGCATTGGTACTGCATGACATTCCTGATGACTCCACATTCATTACTAAATTTCACTCTGAAATTATTTATAACTCATCTCACACATAATTCCGTTTAATCACAGCTCTGGCCATACGATATCCGGGGCTGTATTTATATCAATCCGACTCACTAATACCCGGTATTTTTTCCAGGAAGATAGCATCGAAATTTCCTCATCAGTTGCCATTTCAAAATTAACAGCATCCTGCAGAATTGTTATGTTATCAGTCGCTTCCTGGATTAATCTTGTCTTTTTCTCTTCCGCCTCCCGGATCCGGAAGAGTTTTTCTGCTTCTGCATCTTTCACCCAAGCTGTGCCGTTCCACTTCTGAAACTCCCCATCCGGCGACAACCAGGTGACATTTTCCGGTAATGGGCCAAGTTCAGAAATAAATAACGCGTCGCCGGAAGCCACGTCATAGACGGTTTTACCCCGATGGTCTTCAACGAGATGCCACGATGCCTCATCACTGTTGAAAACAGCCACAAAGCCTGCAGGAATATCTGGCGGTGCAATATCGGTACTGTTTGCTGGCAGACCTGTATGAGGTGGAATATATGCGTCACCCTCACCAATAAATTCATTAGTTCCGGCCAGCAGATTATAAATTTTGATGGTTCGTGATTGTTCACTCATTCTGAATGCCATTATGCAAGCCTCACAATATAGTTAAATGCGATGTTTTTGACGGTGTTTTCCGCGTTACCAGCAGCGTTAACGGTGATGGTGTGTCTATGTGAGCCAATCGCAACGGAGTGCGTATGAGCACCAATACCGACAGTATGTGTATGCGCCCCAGCACTTGCTGCAGTACCTGATACTGAGTGGGTATGCGCGCCAGCAGAATTCGTCGCACCTAAGTGAGTTTGAGCAGAGTTCGACGAAGCTACTCTACCGGATCTAACGTTAGCATTATCCCCCTGAGATATCGGATGCGTATGTGCACCTGCTGAAGCTGCTGTTCCGCTAACGCTATGGGTATGCGCACCAGTGTTATTCGTAGATTTAGTTCCATAATCAAACGATGATGTGTTTTTTGTCCCTAAATCTGTATTTGAAGCACTGGCGCTGTGGGTGTGCGATTTAATGCCGTCCTGTTCCTGGCTAAGAACATCACGTCCACTTGCAGGCTTACCTTTGATTGTCCAGCCACGCATATCAGGGATCACGCCTGACGGATAAGCGGCTGCAAGTTTCGGGTATGCAGACTTGTCAAAAGTCTGTCCCTGCATCAGAGCATAACCAGATGGAACTGTATCTGATGGCCACGGGATCGGGGCACCTACAGGAAAGGTCGAATTATTTTCCAAACCAAGATATTTAAGGACATCAGCAACAGAGCTTTTTGCCAAAATATCTCGCCCAACCTGTGTCAGGTCAGCCAAATTAGCGGTATCTTGATTGGTAAAATACGGTAATTTGTTTTCGGATGCTGAAAGATTAGCAAGTGCGGTAAGTATGGCATTAATTCTCTGATAGTTCTTATCTAATGCAGACGACATTTTTGCGATAAAGCCGGCCTGATCGCCATCGTCCTGTACATCCAGTCCACTTTCATTTGCTGTATATTGTGCTATTGCAGATGCAATAAAGCTGGCCTGCCGAATAACCTTATTGACTTGCGCACTGGATGCTTTCCCTGCTGTAAATCCGGATAAAAGCGCAGGCAACGCTTCCCATTCCTCCTGCGACATAACATTGGCATTTTTACCCGTTGCGAATGTTTTAAAGTCATTTTTTGCCATCAGAGTAATACTCCCCATGCCCCTACATCAAAACCACTGATAAATTCGTTATCCATATCAAAACCAAAAAATTTTGAACCTTCCGATGGAGTTTCCACCGAAGGTGTTTCAATGCCACCCGCCCATACCCCGGCGGCTTTAACTGTGAGATACCCCTGTTTAATTGCCGCAATTAACTCACGCGATACATCTGAAATATCAGTATCAGGAAAGACCCAGACCGATATCGTCATGTCCTGGTTATCGACTATCTGCATTCGCAGCCCGGATCCTGCTGTTGCAGCGTCAAGAATTGCCGGAAGCGAATCATTCCGTCCATCCCAGTTATTAATCGCAATCTTCGCTTTAAGAATGACACGATAAGTTTCATCGCTGAGGTACATGTATCCGGAATCAGGATCGTATGGTCCCTGCCATACCCCCTGATCATATCCAAGCCCGTCGGTATCCAAGCTGAAATAGACACCTGAAATAGACTGGCTGACAACACGGCTACGTCCGATCCACAATCCCAGAATGTCAAGTTGCACACCAACCGCAGAGTCAATATCAAATGCAGTAATCAGCCCGCTGGTGGCAGCCGCAACATCAATAAGCGGCCGGGTCATCAGATCAACATGTGCAAGAAATTTAGGTTTGGTGGCGTGGTAGTTCGTGATTAGTTCGGTGTATTTGCTCATGACTCCACCGTTATAACGATATTTTCCGGGGTACAGGACGCAGATTCGTTATATCTGATATCAATGTTTGATGGCGACAAAGCCCCCGGGGATTTCCCAATCGTCAGTTCCTGAATATCGTAATAGCGTGCATTCCCGCCACTCACCACGCCAAGATTTGCCGGTGAGTAAATGCGACTCAAAAGGATCGAATCACCAATCGTCAGACTATTGATATAGTCGGAAATAGCCTGCTGGATCTGCTGCCCTATCTGTGAGGTATAACCCGTAAAAACTTTTAATTTGATCTGGGCATAAACAGGTACATCACTGGAACGCGAGAACTTGATTACATGGGGATTGCCGTATTTATCCGGAACCGTAACGGATGTTGTACCGTGAGTGGCTGTCCCCTGACCTTTATTCCCTCTGATAGCCTGAGCAATATCCGTCACATCACCGCCATCCACAATCACAGCAACAGAGTGTGGCGGTAACCCGTTACCGTCCTCCGAACCAGTATCATTTTCATAGAGTTTGTGGCGTGTTACACCGGCAACATTAGAAACAGCACCATCCAGTGCTTCAAATGGGGTTATTGATGGCAACGCAACACTCTGCGACTGGCGGATACGTAACTCCGCGTCAGTTTCTGCTGGAGTGCCCACAGTAGCCGCAGCAGGATTGGTTACCGAAACCCAGCCACGGGTTGGCGTATTAATTTCAGTGATAGTTCCAGCCAGCGCCGCCACTGCACCACTGACGGAACATGTTGCAGTCACCATCACTGTACCATCCACGCCGACCACCACTGAAGCAGGCAAACGCCATATCACATTATTACTGTCTTTCACGCTGCCATTAATGATGGTTGTTCCGGCAGTTCCTGTAAGAAGCAAATCAACCGTAGAGTTCGTCGCGCCTTTACGTGAAATACCATTTATTTTCACGTTACTGGTCAGTGCAGCCCCATAGCCGGTTGCCGGTGAAAAACAGTTGTAGACAGTTATCGCCATATTATTGGCATCATGAATCGCCAGCGCCATCAGAGCCACCATCTGGCCGTCTTTGCTGTCCGGTTCGAGGTAGGCATCACTGCCATAAATCTGCTGAAAATAGCTAATCAGGGTGCTGAGTATCGTCTGATAATCAGGCGCACTGATCCCCTCCGCGGTTACCTTTGCAGATAAACCGAGAGAATCAAGGTTCAGAGCCATTACGCCTCCGATGTAACAGTCGTTATTCCATAGAGAGTGTCGATTTCAGCGGAAAACATGACACGTCGGGTCGTGGTATCCACCGTCGTATTGAAAGAGAGGATTGATTTAACGCCCCGCGTTTCCAGAATGCGTTTTCTGATCGCCAGGTTGTAAGTTTCCGGTTTTTGCCTACCCAGCACGGACTGGATCCACGGAGTCCCCTCGGTGGTGTCGAGAAACCATTGCCCATACCACAATTCGAATCGCGTTTTTACCGCCTGCGCCACGGCCTCCGGTGAGTTAATCAGCCAGGTGTCATCACCGCTGCCAAAGGTGTAATCGCCATCGGCGTCTTCACGTCTGTATCGCATCAGTTTACTCCGTCGGTATTGCCTCCACCGCGCTGAACACCACCATGAGTGTGCGTATCATCGATTGGCTTGCCGTTAGCCTTCACGCTACCCAAAAACTCAACAGCACCAGTGATTTTTGAAGCCACACCAGAAACAACAGACCCCACCATGCCACCCATCCAGGTTAACAGGCCATGAATGGTTACTTTCTCAGAAAAATCAGCCAGGGGGGCAACCACATCAAGCCCCCCCGGAGCGACAATTTTAATTTTCCTGGTATCAGGATTAAGCTCAAAATAGGTGCTGCCGTCGTCACTACGCAACTGTGTGGCACTGGTATTAATACCGCTAATCTTCCTTGCCTGCGACTGGGGACCGACAATACAAAACGCATCCGATAAATCATGCATTCGATCATCGACCGGCTCCTGTATCCCGCCACTCTGCCACCAGAAATCAATACAACGATCGGCAAAAATCACCAAACATTCATCACCGGCTTTAACTGGGAACGTTAGCGTGCATCCTCCGCCGCGCGGGAATACCACTGGCACATCCACCAGCAATGGGTAATTTTTGGTAATGCGCTTGCCGTCATTATCCTTTTCAACCGAACGGATAGCAGGCTGCACAACTGCCGTCACCGCATCAGGATCGAATGACTGAATAATGCCAGGCAAGGCGACACGGATCTGGTTCTTTGTTGTTTCCCTTTCAGATTTGAATGTTTCGGCAAGGTCGCCGCTGCGGGTCTGGTCAGATACTGCCATTTAGTAGGCTCCAGAAAGCAAAAAACCCGCCGGGTGGCGGGTTCATTATTGAAGTTTCATTACTGCTTGTTTGCTTCTAACGCTTCAGCTATTCGGCGAAGATACTCATTGTTTTTAAATGAAACCATGATGCACTCAAAGAATATTCGGCAAAATACAGCACATAACAAAAGCACTAAAGCGCCAGCAGCCTTCCCATTAACAAACGTTATAATGGCGGCAACAACCAGAAGTAACATTGTGATGCCATACAGAACGTTGATGATTTTTGGAGTTATTAATTTATCAAATCCGAACATGCGACAAATTCCTTATCGTGAAAGTAGAAGTATCACATTATAATTACGAGTGATTAATCAACAATCTTTTTGCATGGAAAGGAACCGATGATTTTCGGCGCATCCATGCTGTTCTGCAGCAGTTGGACATTCAGGAATCGCGTTTCGGTACCAGGGCGACGAATGTATTCAAAGCCATAGTTGTTACCGTCTTTGGCAGGCATAAGCCCCATGTCTACTTTCAAACCATTGGTACCCAGTTCGGTGATTTTTTGAGAGGTAACTTTTTCACCGTTGATTGTCGATAACTCGCCCTGGTTTGCAACCATAGTGTAGCCACCGCATTTAACCGTGAAGCCATCCGCCCACGCGCTGCACGCAGAAAAGACAGCTAACAGAAAAATAATACCCCTCATTGCTCATCCCCTTTGCAAAGCCGATTGCGTATACAGATCCGCCGCGCCACGCGCTTCGCACATCATATCCATGTACCACGCCTGGCCCCTTGTATCGCCACTGTACATAATCCCGCGCACAATATAAACGCCATCCGTTGCGATGCTGGCAGGCTGCGATGTGGTGCCGCTGAGCGTGATATTTCCGTCCGTGTTCTGGTCGGTGATCTGACCACCAGCCATCGCGATATCGTTGCTCGACAGTGCGGTGCGATATACGGAAGCCTGATCAAGCTGAATGAGCCCGTTAACCCGGATGTTCGGATTAATCAGCGCGCGGACGTTTACGCCGTTACCGATAGTCTGCTGCGGCATGCCAATAAGCCCGGTAGCGCTGTTGAGCACAATCGCTTCGTGAACATATTCGTTATTCGCCACCATCTGGCGCTGACCGTCCACGAATTGCCATGTTGCGCCACATTGCCCGGCTACGTTATCCATAAGATGCCGCGTCATGCCAAAGAGTACCCGCCCCCGGGGGAATACAGTAGCAGGCATTTCAGGCGTCAGACCTTCAGTCGCGCCTTTGGCCTCGAAGTCTTTCATCAGCGCGCGATTCACGTCTGCGACCGTATAACCGGCCGCCAGCGTCTGCGAAGTTATGCTGGTGGCAAAAGCCAGATCCGTATCGGCTGCCTGAATCAGAACGTAAGAATCAATGGGGCTGTCTTTTCCTGTTACCGAGTAACGAATTTCGCCGCTGAAAATCAGTCCGTAGTTGCGGCCATCACTCTGGCCCACGTCCGCCGCGTCAACTTCCCGCACTGTCCCGACGTCGCTTGCCGACACCTCCGGCGCGATACCGTCGTAACCCGCAATCAGACGCACTTTCGAAAACTCCTGCCCGGTGATTCGGTTCACAGTATCTGCCGAGAGGTTATAAATTTTGATAGTCCCTACCCGGGACGCGCTGCTGATGTTGAACCAGTCGATCGTAAAGGTGACTTTAAAATCACTTAGCTCAATTCCCTGACCGTTCCCGTCCACAAGCTGCAGCTCGAAATGTCTCATCCAGTTCTGTGACATGCTTACTCCGTTGATACCAGTAAATGACTGCGCCCGCCCAGGTCAGTTTTCGTGGGATAATCCTGTGTGTTGTCATCGCAGACCACCACCAGCTTAAAACCAAGCCCCATACAGGCGTACTGCGCCAGCAAGTCAGCACCAGTGACGAGAGGAATACCGGAGATTACCGGCTCCCCTCTGTCGTTCTGCAGGTCCATAATCCAGTAATGATCGCGCCATATGATGCTAATCCGCCAGGTGACACCACCCAGGACGATGCTGAACTGCTGATTGTCCGCTGTCAGCGGAATTTCCTGAATTGTCATTATCCGCCTCCCAGTAATGACGCCACGTTACCCGTGATGCTTTTCAGCAGTGAAGTATCTGGAGGCTTTGTGGTTTTGTTGCCGCTGTTCTGTACCGCCGACGTGCTGGCCCCTTCCTTCATGTTGGTTTTATCCGCGACGGTAATCTGCTGTGTCCGGGAGATAAGGACCTCCCTCAGGGTGAGGACGGCGGACAGGACGTTTTCGGTTGTCTTGTCCGTCGTCACTTCCAGCGCCCGGATCAACATGTTGCTGTACAGTCGTTTACCGGTTACCACATCGAAGGGGATACGGCTTTCCTGCAGATCCAGTAGCTCCTGATACGTCTGCTGAGGACTCAGGCCGAGTAGGCTGGTAGCCGTCAGATTACTGGCAAAATCCAGCAATGCGCCGCCACCGGCGAAACCAACCTCCATCACCACTTCTGACGGTTTTTTATAGGCATGATCAGCGACAGCGGCCCCGACTTCTACCGGATGCTCGGTTATTTCAAGCATATCTGTATGCTTCTCTGAAATAACAACACTGGGAACAATCATTCCTATTTTTCTGCTCTGCTGATGAAAAAGTGTAGAGAGAATATCCACTAACTCACCCTCACCTGATTACTTCGCATGACCTGAGCATTTGCAGACTGTTGCCGACGTGCAACCTCATTACCGACAGCGTGCGGATCTCCGCCACCGTAAATGTGGTAGGTATTTTGCTGGTTAACCTCTGTCACTTTGCCACTAATTCCCGCCACGGCAGCCTTATTAATCAGCTCTTGAGAATAGATATTTCTTCCATTTTCATGCTGGATAATGCTGCTCATCAATGCTGACATGGTTTGCGGATCGCTCATATTCAGAGCAGCCCGGGGATCCACTCCCAGTCGTTGCGATACAGCCCTGATATACGCAGTTGTGTTGTTATTATCAGACGCAGGCGCCCAGGTAGAGATAATTTTCTCCACGCTGTTTATTCCACGTCCGGCGTACAACATTAACTGACGAGCAAGAGCCCGTAATCCATCAAAGGCAGTTTCGAATCTGGCAAATCGCCCGCCCGGGCGTTCAAGAGAAGCCCCCGCCTGACCAGCAAAATTAAGGTTTCCCGGATTGTTATTCCGTTCTCCTCGTTTCGTAGCCTGTGCATGTTGTTCCGGCTCATCATCACCAAACCAGCCGCGTACCGTCCGGCCCACACTGCGGGGATCGAATCCCCAGTGCTCTTTAATCCAGTCGGCAGTACTGTTAGCGCTGTCTGTAACCATCGGCATCGTTGACGGATTTTCGCTGCCCTGATTAAGTATCTGTTTGCCGATGCTGACGGCATCAGCCCAGCGGCCATCTTTGATAGCGTTGAGCAGGTCGGCGATCATGTTCAGCATTTTGCTGAATTCGCCCATCTGGTCGATGAAGTTGCTGAAATCCCACTTCAGGGACCATGATTTGGGGTCAATATTGAGTAGTTTCGCCAGCGCTTTCGCCAGGTCGTTAACGGTCGTTTTAAGGTCACGAACCATCTTCAGCGCGGCATCGACCTCCGGTTTCCACTTGCCCCAGTCAATCAGGCTGTCGCCGCCTTCCTTCCAGGTCTGATAGTCCTCCCACAGGAGGGCAATACCCGCCGCCAGCGCGGTAATGAGGCCAATCGGCGACATCCAGAACGTACTGTTCAGAATGCGCAGCGCAATCGTCAGTGCGCCAAACAGCGAGATCAACTCCCGCGTTTGCTTATCCAGCGATTGCCACCAGGTGATGAGGCTTGATGTTCCTTCAATCAGTCTGAAGAACAGCCGCCCGATAATATCCCCGAGCGCCAGAATGCCTTTTATGGCTTTCGTCAGGGTCTGCTCGATACGAGGGAAATTGTCCAGGATATGGCGGCGTAGGGTGTCCAGCGAACCCGCAAGCCCACCCGCAAGATTAGAGCCGATTTTGTCACGGGCCATGCCTGCCATCGCGCCAAACTCACGCAGGGAGGTCATAAATTTGTTGGAGCTTCTGGCCGCCTCGTCAGCATTGAAGCCGATAGCTTTCGCCATTGCGCTGTACTGCCCGGAGAAGCCACCCACACCCCGGCGCATCGCCATGAGGGTATTTTCGTCAATGCCTAGCATCTGCGCATACTGGTTAGCCCGGTAATACGGCATGCCGCTGAGCTTCTGGCCTACACCTGTAAAAATAGCGGCCATGTCACGCATGTTACCGCTGGCATCCCGTGTCTGTACCCCCAGGCGATTCAGAAATCCCTCCGCCCCGGGATTGTTACGAATAAACCGGGAGAGGCTTTCCAGAGAAGATCGCGCAGCGTCCACGCTGCCGCCAACCTGCGAAACCGCATAGCCAATAGACTGAATTCCCTGGACTGTCGCGCCGGTGCGCTGTGACGCCCAGTAAAGATTATCCAGGCCGGAGGCAATCTTAGCCGTAAAGGCCACCACGGACAGTGCAGCTCCTTCAACGGCCAACCCCATTTTGATGACATTTGCAGTTGTACCGGCGAGGACAGAACCGAATTTTTTTGCTCCAGCATCATCCACACTGAAGCCAAGCGAGACGAGGAAATCTTTAATAGTTTCAGCGTTCATTATCCTCTCTCCATTTCTCAATGCGCCGCTGGTTATCCGCTTTTACCGCCAGATGGTCATTCAAGAGAGCAATATCGTACAAATCGACAGAGCCATCTTTAAGTGCTGTATAAGGAATTAACCCGGCGTCAACCGGATTGAGAAGGTAGGACAGCCCGTCCGGCAGGCTGTTAAACGTCAGCCCTGTTGCAGGCTCTGCGTCGTGCTGGTAAGGGATGTAGGCAAAAAATTTCCCAGCGAATTGGCGACCACCCGCGCCACCAGCTGCAGCATGACCAGCAAGTCAATATCATCAAACATCAGTTCGCCCTGGGTAAATACCGGCACCCATCCGTCCATATGACGCCGCGATACCACCGCAAGACAGGGATGAATAATCGCACTGGTGTCATCTTCGGTCAGGGAAGACAGTTCCTCAGCGATACGCGGGAGCATGGTTTCAAACACCGGTTTTAAGTGCTCGAATTTCACGGTGTCGATTTTGCCGTCAGCAGGCAAACGGGAGCGAATGCTCCCGAAATCTGACATCATTCCCGCCAGTACCGGCAAAAGTTTGCGGGTCACTTTCAGCTGGTCAAAAACGCTGAGTTTTGCCGTGCGATATTTCACGCCTTTGATTTCGAATTCCATGTATTAAAACTCCCCGAGAACCTGGTCAATCTTGCCGCAGTCAAACACCCACGGCATCGTATTACCGGTTTTAGCGTTGGCGTTATCCGGTTGTTTCTGGAACGCAACACTGCGTGCCGTGATGATGTCGCCGCTGACCTTGTTGCGGATCACGATAACGTTATTCCCCCATGTGGCAGAAGACTGGCTCTGTGCGTTATACGCCAGCGACAATTTTTTATTTGTCGGTGATGTCTTCAGAAGGTTAACGGTAATCGTCCCGCTTTTATCTGCATGGAGGCTGTGCATCACTTCGCCATCAGCACCGATGGTCATGGTGTTTTTAGGACCGCCCATCGCAACCACAATCCCCTCCTCAGAACTTGCCGAACCGTACCCGAGGTCAATCGAACCGGTCGGCCCGGTCAGCGTCGCAGTGACATCCATAAAAGAATAGGTAGACATTCACTTCCCCTTAGCGAACAACGTTAATCTGTACGTCAGCGTAATGAACCGCGCCTGCAAGTTTTATTGCAGCCTGAATCACCGGAGCCTTACGGGCTTCACGTTCTGATTGTGCCTGTTCATCCAGCGGCTGGGCGTATACGTAATAACCTTTGGGCAGTGTGTCACCTGATGACAACTGACCAAGGTCGCCCCCGTTCCATACGCCCGGAGCAATCAGTCCATTCTGAACGGCCTGATCCAGTGATTTTTCTACATTTGATAACAGTCGGGTAATACCGGCTTCAGTCTGGGGAACTTTCGTGGTGCTGGTATAAAGCAGGTTATAGAGGTTGGTCTGCACATAATTCTGTAACCAGTCCAGGCCGTGGCGTTCATCAAAGAAATCGCCGTTAGCCATCACTCCCTGCTGGAGGATAGCTGTATCATTCTGGTAGTACACGAACACATTGCAGTTTTTTGCATCAAGTGCCGATGCCTGGCTGACTGTCAGTGTTTCATACCCGACACCCGGCTCCTGCTTAAACTTGAGCGTAATCGCGGTATTACTGCCATTGAAATTAACCGTGAATGCCCGGCCAAATGCAGATAACGCAGCGTATTTATTACCCGATGAATACTGAATAAAACTGCGTGAATATCCGGCGGTTTTCAGTTTTGATGCCAAATCATCGCTGGATGCAGTCTGCAGGCATTTCTCATCGCTTGTCGTAATCGCCAGAATACGGCTTACAGAAGAGGATTCGATCGCCGCAGCCACTTTCAGCCAGTCTGCATCCGGAATATCTTCATCGTCTGCAATCCCCAGCCCATACCATGAAGTATAATCGAGCATGGCATTCACAGCCTGCTCCAGCGTCTCAGGCGTGGCCTGTTCGCTGTCTCCCTTCGTTTTCACCCAACGACCAACAAAAACCTCCTGAGGTTTCGGTGATTGTGAGAAAAACACCTGCGCAGCCTTATATTCTGGTGATTCCACGCCAAAATCTTTTCCAATATCTTCCGCGGCAGAATAACGGCGAATGCGCTCACTTACCGGAATGATTGTGGACGGGCCGAGAATGAGTAATGCACCAAAATTTCGCCCTGATGCTGCACGCGGCGACATGATCACATCAACATTAACAACGTTTGATACAGGCAAGCCCTGTGCCATAGCTTAATCTCCGAAAAAGATGACTGGTGCTTCCACCAGCGATTTAATACCGTACTCGCGCACAACCTTCCGGCGCAGACGCACCGTCATATCGTAGCGGCGGACCCATTGCTGATTAATAAGTTCAGGGAAGGGAGTCAGACCTGTGTAATCGCCAAGAGACAGCCCCAGCGCATTCAGTGCTGCATTGTTCTGCGGCACAGATATACCGTCACGAAACCGGGACGCATACACCATCCCCGCCGGTCCATAAAACGAAGCCATACACTCAATCGTTTCATGCCGCCAGAGCTGAGAGCCATCATCGGTCTGTCTGGTGAATGCTGGACTGTCATCACCTGACCATCCGATAACCCCAAACGCACACCAGTTCGTTTCAGCCGGTAGCAGTGGCGGCTGCTCTTTCTGCCAGCGCGGGCGAACCATCCCGGCAGACAGACCGGAAACGTTACGCATCCACTGGCTTAACAGCCTGTCGAGCGCTTCGTCATAATCCGGATCGCCACTGGTTGGTATCAGCCATCCGCGCTCTGTGCTGGTGTTATTGCTCAACCGGAATTCCCCCATCAAACGGCAGCAACTCACAATGCGCCTGAACGAATCCGGCACCATACGCTGTATACGGGTCGACGAAGGTCACACGATAATCACGGCCCTGATACGTCACGATATCGGCATCACGGCCAGTCTGTCCCTGCGTCAGTCGCTCAGTCGTCACAATCAGAATTGCACCACTGATTACCTGCCCGGCCTGCATACGACGGTTTTCCAGAGAGCGATCAACAGTTACGACTCCGGCAAACTGCTTTTTAACTTCGCTGTCGCTGCCGATCCCGTCCTCATCCACCGCTTGCACACGGCGTGTTACCCACAAATTGAAGTCGCAAAAATCGGGGTCAAAAAGCACATCTGTTACATCAAGAGTCGGCATCTTTATCCCTCACAACATGGGTAATCGCTCTGCGATATTGTCCTGTGTCAATTAATGGTTTCGCCAGTTCGGTTCCCGGAGATTCGCCAGCAGCACGCCGGGCAAGTTCCAGTGTTGCCCCCTTGCGCCCCCGACGAGCCCGGGCTTCAACAGTACTGTCAGCAAGCGGCGTAAAGCCGGTAATGGTCATGTAACGCCTGACGCCATTAGCGGCCAGTGTTCCGGCACGGTTGAGTGCGCTTTCTGCTCCCGCAGCATTACCATCAAGTGCAGCCTGCGCCGCGGCTTTGAGCTGCGGCACCGTCTGCTCTTCTGCCGATTTAACGCCGGGGACCAGGTGAGGTCGTGGCGGGATGTTCTGCTCTGGTGAGCCGTATTCGTTGAGGTAACCGATGCCCGCATTACCAAACGGAACATCATCCCGCTCGCTGTCTTCCGAAGGGATGCCGACCAGCACATCTTTTTTGGTTAACGACCTGAGCGCATCCAGAATGGCCTTAGCGTTATCCACCCTCGTTGTTACACCGCTTTTGAAACTCATAGCTGGCGACCGCCTGCACCGAACATCGTGATCAACTGATAAAATTCAACACCATATCGGGTGTTATTCCAGAAACCTGCATCAGGATTCAGCGTCGCGCTGGTGTCATAGCTGACGCTTACCTTGTCAACGGACTTTGAGGACTGAACACCATTGGTTGAACCGCCCGGACCACCAGCCAGCATCGCTCTGCTGTCTGCCGCCCAGAGCGTCATGTAGTGCGCAACGAACAATCCGGCAAAGTACGGAAACAACTTTTTGCCGGTGACGTTTTCACTCAGCAGTTCATCGGCCAGATTCAGACGAAACTGGATTTGCGCTTCGGGATATTTGGCAGGGTCAGCAAACTGCGGGAAGTCGCGGCGAAAATCACTTACCGCTGGCAGACTTTGATTCTTTGGCATTTTTTACCTCGTTACGCGCGTCTGTGGCTTTGCCAACGGATACTTCCGCGTGCGCACGAGTGAACCAGTGCGTGGCAACGTCTTCCTCCACAGCATGACGGCCTTTAACAAACTCGCGCCGCGAACCGTCGGGAAGCGTGAGCACAAACGGGGTATGTACGTGTATTACTGCATTATTTGTTGCCATCGGGTCATCCTTAATGGCCCCGCCAGGGGGCCATATGGCTGTTAAATGCCATCAACGTACGAAATGGTTTCTTTGTACACTGGCTCGACTGCACCCAGCTTGCCGTAGTAAGTGACGATCTGATACAGACCACGATACTGCACCGGCACGCTCTGAAGCGGAACCAGCGGGTAGCGGACGTATTTTTTATCGTTGGTGTACGCAACCATGCGATCCTTTTTCCCCACACCACGGCCTTTCAGCCATTTAACCGCGCGGATATTCAGCGGAACACCGTTCTGGTGATAGCTGATGGTGTTGGTCTGAAGGTACGTCAACAGGGACTGGTTACCCGCAGATGAAACGATGATGCTGGACAACAGAGCAAACTGCTCAGGCGGGATCAGCAAATCACGCGGAACCACAGAGTAACCGGAAGCGGCCCACGCATCAGACAGCACCTGGTTAATGCTTGCGCGGATTTCGTCCGGTGTTGAGGTTGCCCACGTTTTGGCAGCGTTGTTGACAGGAACACCGTTCAGGGTAACAAGGCCTTTCAGGTTTAATGCGGAATCGCCAACATACACCTGTTCATCGTTATCCATCTGCCATTTCAGTTGCATCCCGTCATACTTCTGCGTATCGATCGGGCGTCCGACCTGCTGAGCAGCCTGCAATTCTATGACCGTCCAGCCAAGTTCCATCCCCCACAGGTTCAGCGGGTTACCGGATTTGCCGATATCCACGTTTACGCCAGCAATAGCGGTTGAGTCTTTGCCTACCCAGTTTTTGCCATTCGGATTTGCACCAGTACCCGCAGCGGCGAAGCTGGTATTCGTCCAGCTGGAAATGTCATCTGCGATGGAGACATCTTCACGCAACTGAATATCGCGGGTCCAGGTGAACCCCACCAGTGGCAGGTTCAGCGTCTGGTCGAGTCGCTCCAGCTCCCCGATGAGAAAGGCACCAGAGCTGTCAACGGTTGCCTGATCAAAAGTAATCATTCGTCTGTTCCTTAAATCTTCCAGGAAATTTCTGCATTGCCGTTAGCATCACCGGCACCTGTGAATTCAGCGTTGGTCAGCACCACGTTTTTGCCACTGACTGACGTGGACATGAATCCACCCAGCGGCACTTTGATGGATTCATCAGTGGAGACGACAACGTATACCGGGTCGCCTTTTTTGATGGTGCTGGCATCAAAATCAGAACCGAGATTAACGGTCACGTAGCCACGCTTCATGGCGTCGCCCGGGAAGTTCTTGCCTGTTCCCACCTGGCGAACCATGTCCGGCTGCGACGTGGTCGGATAAGGGCGCACGTAGATCCCCTTCACCTTGTCTGCGGTATCACCATCTGCCAGCGGCACGAAAAAACCGTCATCATCGTATTTACCAGCCAGGCCATAGGCAGCGAAGGCGTTATCGGATTTAAGGACCACCGGTTCGACGGTTAAGTCCTGCGGGCGAGAGACAGCCCCGGCAATGCCAACAGGCATCCGGTACAGAAATACATTATTCATTTTTTACCCTTTACGGTTTGCCCAGAATTCAGCGTTTTGTTTGTTCAGGGAAGCGATACTGGTCATGCCCATGTTTAGGCGCTGTGCATCGCCGGTGGTGGCGCGGGTGTTTCGCCCTTTGGCAATCTCAGACACGGCATTAAACGCCATGTCGACCGATTGTTTCGGCAATTTGCGGATATCCGCATCACCGACTATCTGGCGAACCAGCGTTTTGTCAGCAGAAGCCAGAACCTCACGTTTGAACGCGGTCGGTTTCATCTTACGGCTCAGATCAATACCCGGAACGATAACTTCGGCACGCCAGGCTGAGTCACCAGTAATCGTGGTTTCCTCTTCATCGTCCTCGCCGTCACCGGTCGGATTATCGTCAGGCTTATTGTCGTTATCGCCCGTCGCATTTCCTTCCAGCTTAGCCAGCAGGGCTTTCAGTAATGTTTTGAGGTCATCATCACTGTCGCCCGTTGGACCTCCGCCCATCTCTGGTGCTTTGTCCGGTAGCGGTTGCTGCGGGGACAGGTTGATGTTGAGATTAACGCCCTGCGGCAAATCTCCCTCATCTCCTGTAACCGATGCGGGAGCCGACTCCACCAGTTCGTTCATGGTGTCGGCATCTCCTGTCTTGATGGCTGCACGCATGCGGTTCCACCAGTTTTTCTTTTGATTTGCCATTGTGTCTCTGTCTCCAATTGCACAACGATTTCCGGCTCTGCCTTTGGGGACAAGAGCCACATGGTTTCCGGTAATATCGACCTGCTCGGCTTTACCTGGCTCGGTCTGCTCGTACTCCGCGTCATAGCCGCACGACACTTCACGCAGGCCATCTTCGATAAGCTGAATGGCGTTTTCGTCTTTGACGATAAGGTCAGCCAGCATCAAATCAGACTGGTCACCAGTCCCGCGCCGCACATTCTGAAGATGCCCGACAGCAAGCTCTTTCCAGTTCTCGGGATTTACCAGCCGCACATTCCCGTTTTCATCTTCAGGATGCAGGATCGTGATGCTCATCCCTTCGAATGAGGCGAGCGTGGCCGGATGGAATACCTGCTCAGGAGAACGCGTTACGACTATCTCACCGAGCTTGTCGGGTTTGAGGTTTGGCAGATCGGCAGCGCCGTAGAGCTGCTTACCCGTTCGACCTATCGGCACGTCTTTGCACAGCAGCGAGCCGTCAGCCAGCTGATAGCGGGTTTCCCCCAGCCGGGTATTGAAAAAATATTTCATGGTTTACCTGCGATTCAGGCGAGATAAGAATGAGGGTTGGGGAAGACGATTTCTTTGTAACAGCGGCAGTTCGGCAGCTCACCAGCGTGACCGGTCATACCGTCAAGCGTTGGAGGTTTGCCCCATTCGACAAATTTACCTTCCATTTCCCGATGAGAATGCCTGACGTCACCATCTTCGGCTGTACGCCAGATATAACCATTCGAACCAATTGACAGCGCACGTGCCTGATCCAGCGCGCCGGTTGCACGTCCAAGTTCAGTACGGGCAATCAGGTCAGCTCTGGACTTTGCTATATCACCCGATGCTGCAATTTCTTTAGCAAAATGTTCTGCTCTCCCACCGGTCACAACAGCTTCTATCGCCCGATTCTGGATGTCGTACACCCTGTCAGCCGCCTCGAGGGGGAGCGATTTGATGTACTTGACCTGTTCGGCGATGATGGATTGCATCACCTGGCCCACAGGAGCGCTTTCCACAAGATTGCGGAGCTCGCGACTGATGTTCTTGCTGTGTTGCCGCCAAACTTTCTCGTTCTGCCGGGTCAGGTCCGCAGTAAAGTTTTCCGCGACCTTTGTCGCCCAGGGGGTGATGATTTCACTGTAGCGTTCCAGCGCCTCAATAATTTCCGTGATACTGTCATTTGAACCATCGTAGCGACCATTTACGATGTCTCCGACCGCCCGCGCTATCCTGCGTAGGCTGGTTCGATAGCGGATTTCCGCCTGACGGTTCCTGCGGTTCGTCATCAGGTTCGCCGATGCCGGGCGGCGCTTCATCTTCGGCATTCTCGATGTCCTCGTCGGTAATGGATGCCCCGATGCCGGTTACGTCAGAATTTTCGCGCAAATCAGTCATAGCGGCTTTCAGTGTCATCAGACCATCACCCAGCGCCGTACTGATTGCGTTGGTAGTGTTTAACGCCACCGTTGAGCGATCGACATCAGACATTTGCCAGAGCGGGTTAAACTCAAACGTGAAATCGTCCGGCAGCGGCTTGCCAAGCTCCGAACGATGCATGATGTCCAGTATCCGCCGCACCGGAAGACGTAAACGCCTCTCCTGTAACGAGCTTACCCGGTCGTAATAGTTGGCAAGGTCTGCATCGCCGGTAGAAAATCCTTTCGGGGACTGTCCGAACAACCGCACCAGTGGGATACCAACAGCGCCACTAATCTGTTCTGCAAACTGCGAAAGGATGTCATCCAGACCACTGAAGCTGTACTGATGCGTTTCAAACTTATCCCGCGAGTCCATGAGCGTCATACCTTCATTGCTCTGGAACTGTCGAATCAGGTCGATATTCTTCAGCAACGCTTCATACGCAGGACCACCAAGTGCGATAAGCTCGCGTAGCTTCTCCACGCTGTAGGTGCGCAGATGCGCCTTGTAGACCAGCTGCGCCGCGCCGACAGTAGCGCTGTCGAACGCGGTAAGACGATCCCAGATACGCTCTACAACCGACATTCCCCATTCGTTCTCGGTCATCTTCTGCTGAAATGGCAGCGTGACGCCATCAAAGCGAATCAGGCGACTGTGATGAATGCGCCAGGCAGGAATTCCCGTTGCTGTGGTCACCACATCGTAAAACTCAGGTTTACCCAGGTCCGGCCCCATATCTTTAATGCGGCGGGTCAGTACCGGGTCAATCATCCAGCGGTCGAGCGGGAGAATCCCCTTAAACTTGCCCTTACCGATGGTTTCGGGTCGCAGCGGGGTCATTGGTGCCTGCCCCTCAATCATGATGAAACCCACCGCGCCGCCGTAGAGGCGCGACCATTTCAGCACGTCATTCAGCGCATCCCAGATTTGCAACTCATCCAGTTGTGATTCGAGAATGCCGCGATCTTTTGCATCAATTTCCGAAGTGATGCGAATGCCTTTGCGGGTCATATCATCCGGGATAGCATCGACCGCTTCGCCGATGATCCAGGACGAACGATAGGACCATTCCACCAGCATGCGGTTACGACTGGTGAAATTAGCCCGGTAGGTGGATGCTGAGTGCTGGTTAGGTGTCTGCATCCCTACGCGGGCAATAAAATTCTCATAACCATCAGCTGTGGCCTGCGCAGTTCGCCGCAGGGCTTGTTTGTTTCGTGCCATCAGGCCTGTCTCCCTAGCAGCTCCCAGATGTTCAGGGCTGAATTCATTGGGGCATAGTTGATCATCACCGAGTCGGCAAGGTTTGGCGACCGGGTCCCATCAGGCTGTTTATCAATAACGATTTTTCCCACACTATTAATGGAATAGGTCGGCTGCGAAAGCTCGATGATGAGTTTATCTTTGAGTGCCATGCTACTGCTGATTGAGATGATCTCGTCCGGGTTGTAAGCCATACCTTCAACCACGGCGCGCCAGGTATTCTGAAAAAGTTTACGTAACCGCCACCAGCTCTGGGCTTTGGCGTTAGCGAAGAAATCCTTGTTCAGACGTGCGGCTTGCCCGTTGTCCCCACGAACAGCTTCATCATCCGGATCAAATACCGCGCCACTACCTCGAAACGGTGTGGCGAGTATTGACGGTCGGCGCGCAGCGTTACGCAGTTCGTTGATAGCGCGTGCATCGCCGCGAACGCCAGCGCCCAGCCCGTCCTCATCAAAGCGAAACTCTTCGAGGTTGTCCTGTTCGCAAAAACCGAAGACCTTCTCGACGGACTGATAAATGTCGCTGCCCACACCAGACCATTCCCGCACATTTTCCAGGAGGAAGCCATGACGGGTGGAAAAGGCATTTTTGTCCCTGCCTTCATCAGCGACATCCATCGCGCCAAGTCGTTTGCCTGTTGGCTGGATACCCAGTTTGATATGCGCATCAACGGCAGCCTGTACCCATTCGGATGGAATCAGGACGCCTTCCGCTGATGCGCTGTAGTTCAGATCAAGTTCCTGTGCCACCACCACCGGATTATCGATTTTCTCGCATTCCCTGCGATACCACTCTTCATCCTTGCGAGGATCATCCCGCCAGTGGAATGTGAATACCGGTATCTTCCCACCATGACGCTTCTGAGCGAACGGGTTCGCCATGCCGTTAACTGAACTGAGATCAATACGGCAACGCGTCGTTTGTGACAACGCCGCATCAATCAGCAGAGGACGCTGAAGGAATGCAGCCTCATCAACCAGATAAAGCGTGCTACGGTCACCACGACCAATATTATCGCCAGCCTCGCCTTTGATAACGGCACCAGTTTCAGGAAACTCAACACGCATATATGGCGCGTGCTTCTTCTCGCTCCACGAACCGCGAAACTCTACAGGTAGCGTTTCCACGAACTTGCGCGCCTTCCAGAACAATGCTTTCGGGTCACCAGTGCTGTCGACGTATTCCTCTTTACGGGAGCCGAAACCGATAACCATTTCTTTGTTGAAGAGACAAAGCGAGCAGGCCAGTCCGATCGCGGTCCAACTGAGACCCATTTCACGGGATTTTTCGGTAATACCATTCTCCCGATTGCCCCAGCGTTCCATAATCCAGTGGATCCACTCCTCCTGCTTAGGGAAGAGTAAAAACGGAATGGTCACCGGCAGGCCATAATCAATATTACGCGGGTCCGTTGTCATGCCCCAGTCGATGATGAACTGAGCCGGGTTGGTTCGGTAAAACTGTTTTAGTGCTGGCAATATTTCAGGGTTCTGGCGAATGCGCTGTAAGCGTTCCATCCGCCATTCAAAAACCATCTGGTAATCAGGGTTTCTGAAATCGAATTTAAACGGAAGAGGCATGATCACCCCATCATTTTGCGGTAAATCTCTGCGGCCTGATCTGCGGTGAGATTGGTTGTCTCGGTCTTGATCGGTCCACCCTCCGCGCCAGTCAGTTCGGTTTTCTTAGGTGCTTCCCACCCCTGCAATTCAGCCAACTGCTTTATTGCTGCTTTCGGGTCGTGCATCTTCAATTTGATACCATCTTTCCCTGAGGTCAGTTCTGATACTGCGCTCATCGCGTCAGGATCCTGAAGGGAAGAATCCTTGAAGCTCCAGACGGCTTGATAGACAGGATTCCCGTCTTCATCCTCCCCCACGATGCTATTACTAAACTCGGCGATATCGGCGATTGAAGCACGGCCTATTTTAGACAAACGCTTAAGAGCTTCTTCGCGGGTCATGATGGCCTCATCGATGATTTCACGCTGAACAGACTTAATGAACGCCTGAACGTCGCAATTTGTCGCAATTACGTGCGCAGCTTTGCGGAGGTTGTCGCCCTTCGCTTTCCCTCCGGCTTTGCGGTAAGCCTCTGTCTGATTCTTGCCCTTGATAATGGCTAAGCTGAATCTTTTCTGAAGCGGAGTCAGCACATCGAAAAGGCGCTGCTGTTCTGCCGTTAGCTTTTTCGATGCCATGATGGTTTCCACAAGTTGTTAACATTATCGAAGCCCCTTATCAAAGGAGCTTCTGTAATGTCAGTCCCGAACGAACGTAACCTTCGTGTTTGTCGCTCGCCGTACAAGGCGCGCCGCTTCGCGTTGCATTTCATCGATAACTTTTGGCGTCATCGGCTGATGCGCATATTTACGTTCAATCTCTGCAAAAATCCCGTTCATCGTTTCGCTGTCTGGTGGGATAACTTCAACGTTTAATCGTGCCATTGGTTTGTGCTGCCCTGTTTTTCTCAAAAGTCCTGATATCAGCCTTATCCCTGTTGCACTGTGCTAACGCTGACAACAACGCAACATTCAGGTTAAGGCTGGCTCCCCACGTAAACGGGTCGGGTAAATCTGGCCGGGGTGTTTCATCCGTCAGACTGGATGGTAACGGAACGACCGGCACCGACACGTATACCGTTCGCGTATTCGTGCAACCGCTTAACTGCGCCAGAAGGAACGATACGAACAGCGCAATCATCATCCGCAACAGCCACTTTGATATCTTCCTGGGTTCTCTGTGACTCCAGTGCGATCTGCTGTTTTGCATGCTGGTTAGCCTCTATAACTGTGTTGATGATTTGCAGTGATTGCAGGACGTTACGGGTAATGGCTGTTGCTGATTCAGCATTTCGTACAGCCTCATCAGCGCGCTCCTTTTCGTGTTGATATTTGCTGTAGTAATGCCCGGCAGACCAGATAAAAGAACCGATGACGGTAACAAAGAAGGCAACAATAACCAGCTTATATCTCAGCTTCATTTACCACCCCACCCGCTTCTTTAAATCGGGCAATCAGGTCACCGATTCTATGTTCATACTGACCGTAACCTGCACCAGGTAACGACGCCCAGATATTGCTGCAACGGTCAATTGCCTGACGAATATCGCCACGGTCAATCATCGGTAAAGCGCCACGCTCTTTAATCTGCTGCAGCGCTACAGCATCCTGACTTTCTGGAGAAAAATCTTTCAGGCCAAGTTGCTTGCGGTAGGCATCCCACCAGCGTGAAAGAAGCTGGTAACGTCCGGCGGCTGTTGATTTGAGTTTCGGATTTAGCGTGACAAGTTTGCGGGGGTGATCGGAGTAATCAGTGAACAGTTCGCCGCCGACAATAACATCATAACCGTGATTTCTGGTTTTCTGCCGTCCGTTATCTGTTCCTTCTGACCATGCCACCATATCAAGGAAAGCTTTACGCTGGGAATTAAGTGTCTGCATTAATTACTCCTTATGGGCACCGAACTTGTTACCGATGACCCTCATTGCCGCACCACGAATAGCATCAACACCAATCAGCCCCACCCCACCACCAATGGCAACAGAAAGTGATTTAGGCCATCCGACATACTCAAGCGCGGATGCAAAGGTCAGCGTCAGGGCACCACAGAGCAAAATCTCAAGCGTTTTTCGTTTCCAACCCCCATCACCGCCAAAATAGGCGATGCGCAAACCAGCCATAACGATCGACATAATCACTGCGCCCAGCGGAGTGTCTCCACGCCACCAGCTCTGAAACAACTCCAGCCAGTCCGGCCAGGTATTTGGGTTATGAGGCAT